GCGAGAACCATGTCGGCAGCGACCGCGCCATTCTTCATATTCGCGGCTTTGGCGGCGATCCCCTCGGCGGCATGTCCACCTTGCATTTCGGCCGGCATGCTTTCGGCCTTGCCCGCGCGATCGATCGGGCGGCGGCCGGGACATTCAGCAACGGCATGATTTCGCAAACGGCGCTGACATTCGAGCGGTGGCTTACCGACGAGCAGCGCAATCTGGCCGAAACCAAGCTCTCGGAGAAATACATCGGCGCCAAGAATAGCGGCCGGCCGATCATCCTTGAGGGCGGGACGAAAATCGATGTGCTTTCGATCAAGCCCGAGGACGCGCAGATGCTCGAATCGCGGGGATTTTCGGTCGAGGAGGTCTGCCGGTTCTTCGGCGTCCCGCCCTTCATGGTCGGGCACACGCAAAAGGTGACCAGCTTCGGCTCCGGGCTTGAGCAACAGGTTTTGGGCTTCCAGAAATTCACGCTTCGCCGCCGCCTAAAGCGGATCGAGCAGGCTTTGGAAAAGCAGCTGCTTACGCCGGCCGAGCGGGCCGCCGGGCTCACCATTGAATTCAATCTGGAAGGATTGCTGCGCGGCGATAGCACGGCGCGGGCGGCCTTCTATCAGTCGGCGCTGGCCAACGGCTGGATGACGATCAACGAGGTCCGGGAAAAGGAAAACCTGCCTCGCGTCGAGGGCGGCGATGTGCCGCGCATGCAGATGCAGAACGTGCCGATCACCGAGGCGGGCAAGCAACAGGAGGCATTGCCGGCGCCGGCCGAAAATCAGGAGCCGGAACCATGAAAACCAAAGATTTCACCCTCCAAGTCAAGGAACTGACCGAGGACGGCACCTTCGAAGGCTACGGTTCGATTTTCGGCAATGTGGATGCCTACGGCGAAAAGGTCGTTCCAGGCGCCTTTGTGGAGAGCCTCGCCAAGCACCGCCGCGAGGGCACCAACGTCCTGATGCTCTGGCAGCACGACCCCGACAATCCTATCGGCGTTTGGGAGGATTTGGCCGAAGATGCCAAGGGCCTTTACGGCAGAGGCCGGCTGATCCTCGAAATCCAGAAGGCCCGCGAGGTCCGCGCGCTGATGCTGCAAAAGGCAATCGGCGGCCTCTCCATCGGCTATCGCGAAGTCGAGACAGAGCCGGATGGCAATGTCCGCCTCCTGAAAAAGCTGGAGCTTTACGAGATTTCCCCGGTCGCATTCCCGGCCAATCGCCGGGCGCGGATCGAGGCCGTCAAATTCGGAGAATTCGAGGCATTGGCGCGGCGCGGCGAGCGCCTCCAAGAGCTGGCGCGGTGCTTCCGCGACGGCGAGCCGATGCCGGCAAAGGAATTCGAGGAAATCCTGCGGGATGCAGGCTTCCCGAAAAGCGCAGCCGTACAGATCGCCTCTGTCGGCTACGCCAAGGCCATTCGGAGTGAGTCCGAGGGCAGCAAGGCGAACGAGCAGGCCGCGTTTCTTCAAGCCCTTTTGCGCGGCTGATTTTTCCCCTCACTGCGAAAGGACTCCGCTATGCCGGACCCTGTAGAAAAGACCGCCGAGCAGCTGGCTCTGGAGGTCAAAGCCGAATTCGACAAGACCATAAATCAGGTCAAGGAGATTGCCGAAAAGGCACTCGCCGAGGCCGCCAAGGGCGTCGGCTTGACCGACGATTTGAAGGAAAAGGCCGACGAGTCTCTCCTGAAAATGAACGCCCTGACAGAGCAGGTCGCCGACATCGAGCAAAAGCTCGCGCGCGGCGGCGGCAACAAAAACACCCCTGAAAAGACCATCGGCGAGCAGTTCGTCGAGGACCAGGGCGTTAAGGACTGGGCGCAGTCCAGTCCGAGCAAGGGCAAGGCGGACGTTCGCTTTAAGGCGACGATCACCTCCGCGACGACCGACACGGCGGGCGCCGCCGGGGCCGCCGTCGAGACCACCCGCCTGCCGGGCATTCTTGCCCTACCGCAGCGGCGTTTGACCGTTCGCGGCCTGATTTCGCCGGGTCGCATGGACGGCAATTCGCTGGAATACGTCCGTGAGACGGGATTCACCAATTCGGCGGCGCCCGTCGCGGAAACAGCGGCCAAGCCGGAGTCGGACCTGAAATTCGATCTGGTCACGACCTCGGCGAAGGTCATTGCCCACTGGATGAAGGCGAGCCGTCAGATTCTTGACGACTTCTCGCAGCTTCGTTCGATCATCGACCAGCGGCTCCTGTATGGCCTCGCCTATGTCGAGGAAGGCCAGCTGTTGAACGGTGACGGCACCGGCCAAAACCTGCATGGGATCATCCCGCAGGCCACCGCCTATGCCGCCGCGTTCACGCCCGATGCGCCGACCGCGATCGATACCCTGCGGCTTGCTCAGTTGCAGGCGGCGCTGGCCGAGTATCCGGCCACCGGCCATGTCATGAACCCGACCGATTGGGCGCGGATCGAGTTGGAAAAGGACACGACCGGCCGGTACATCATCGGCAATCCACAGGGCATGATCGGGCCGACTCTTTGGGGCCTGCCGGTCGTCGCCACGCAGGCAATCGCGGTTGACAAGTTCCTGACCGGCGCATTCCGGCTCGGGGCGCAGCTTTTCGACCGCTGGGACGCCCGCGTCGAGGCTGGGTTCGTCAATGACGACTTCATCAAGAACCTCGTCACGATCCTCGCCGAGGAACGCTTGGCGCTGGCCGTTTATCGGCCGGAAGCCTTCATCTATGGCGATCTTGGCTATGTAGCCTGATCGATGGGGGCGGCTTTCGGGCCGCCCTTTTCCTTGCCTTGAAAGGGAGCAACCACCATGGCCGAGTTTACCGTGAAGCGGCAGCATCTTGGCGACCGTATGTATTTGCCGGGCGATACCCGCCAAGCGGACGAAAAACAGGTCGCGCATCTGGTCAAGGCCGGCGTGCTCGGCGCGGCGGGAAATCAAGCGCCTGAGACCGAGCCCGCGACGCCAACGCCAGCCCCGACTCCAGCCCCGGCGCCCGCGCCAGCCCCGACGCCGACGCCGACGCCGACCCCGACGCCCAAGCCGGAAACGCCAACGATCCCGGAGGAGCCGGTGCCCGAGAAACCCGAGAAGCCGGAAAAGCCCGAGAAGCCGGAAAGGCCGGAAAAGCCGAAAGCAAAGGCCGTGGCCAGCGCGCCGAGGAATAAGGCCCTGAAAGCGGCTCCCAAAAATAAGGGTGCATAAGCATGCTCGTTCCAACGCATCGCCCGGTCCTTGTCACGCCGCCGGCTGCGCCGCCGGTCAGCCTCGCCGATGTCAAGCAGGCGCTCCATGTCGAACACACCGAAGACGACGGCCGGCTCCAAGACGAGATAGACGCGGCCGTCGCGCATTATGAGGGGCCGGATGGCATTCTCGGCGGCGTCATTCTTTCCGAGCAGCAATGGCGGCAGGATTTCGATCGTGTCGAGCAAAAGCTGCTTCTGCCGCTGCGTCCGGTCGGCGATATCGTCAGCGTGATCTGGAAAGACGAAGACGGCGCGGAGTCGACCATCGGCGACACGAATTATGCGCTGCTGACCGACGCGGCTGGCCGATCTTATGTCCGCTTCCACGATTCCTATGAACTGCCGAACTATCTCTATGAGGTCGCCGGGGCGTCGGTCGAGTTTGCCGCTGGCTATGAGACCGTCCCGGCCGACATCAAGACTGCCATCATTGTCCGCGTGCAATTGCAATATGACGAGGTGGCCTCGGCGAATGGCCAGAACCTTGAGCGGGTCGAGGCGAATCTGATCCGCAAATATCGCCGACCGGGGATCGCATGATGGCTATCGCGGCCGGCGACCTGCGCGAAAAAATCACCATCGAGCGCGCCAGCTACGTGCCCAACGAATTCAACGAGCCGGTTGAAACATGGGCGCCCTATATCAGCCGCCGCGCCCGGCGCGAGGATTCGGGATCGGGCGAGAAAGAGGCGGCCGGGCAGGTTGGCGCCTTCCTGATGGCGCGCTTTGCGATCCGCCGCGACGCCCTTGTCGATGGCATCAAGCCCGCCGACCGCATCTCCTATGACGGTGCCCATTGGAACATCAAGGAGATGAAGCAACTCCGCGACAATACGCGCTTCCTCGAAATTACAGCGGTAAAGGACTTAGGTTGATGGCCGGCGTCCGGGTCTCAATCGAAGGGCTGAAACAGCTTGACCAAGCCCTGGCGGAACTGCCGAAAGCGACCGGCAAGGCGGTTTTGCGCCGCACGCTGATCAAGGCCGGCGAGCCGCTGGCCGATGATATGCGCGCCGAGGCGCCCGACGATCCGGCAACCGGCGGCAACGATCTGCGAAGCTCCATCGGCGTCGGAACCAAGCTGTCCAAGCGGCAGGCGAAACTGCATCGCAAGGAGTTCAAG